TAACTGAAGCCAGATCAGGTGCATCAGCATGACCAGGAGCATGAATCGGCATATAGCCAACTACCGCACATGCTACAAGAGCGGCTGCCCCAGTCGTAATACGACCCCTGACATAACGATCTTCATTAATATCACCACCGGCCAAATCTGCAGCACTCATATTGATGATAATTTGTCCACCAGCAGATGCCGTATTATCGCTTCCTAACGCATCAGCAGTCTTAAAATCTGCGGCATTAGTACCACCATCATCGCATGTCTGAACAGCTACAGTAATTGTCGGCGCCTTAGCATCGGCACCGAATAAAATAAAAGTTACCTGATCAAATCACTCATATCAATGACATCAGTATATTCAGCACCATTCAAGGATTGCGGATCAATCGTCCCGATGAGCGTTCCTATTTCATATCCTTTTTGACTCATTATAAAGTCCTCCTATCTTATAGGGAGAAGGCAATTCCCTCTCCCTATGTTTCAGTTAATGGTTATCCTGCTCTGGCATCCAAGACAATAAAAGCACCCATGTCAGAACTGCCTTTAAGTGAAGCAATATCACTTGACCACCAGGCCTGCCCGCCAATTCGCATAACGAAACGGAAAGCCACTACATCATAGTCGAACCACAGATGTATGCTTACATCGCTTCTAATTCCGGTTGTCCTGGTCGCACTTAGATACTGTTTCCAGTCTGCGAATATAATATCGCCCTGGTCACCAAGTGTTGAGCAAGCCTGAGTCGGTATAACAGGCCTTCCCATTAGTGTGGCATAAGGACTGCCAGCCAGACCATTGGCAGGCATATAAGCAGGAACACTTGAGTTTATGCCTTCAAAGCTCATGGTGAATAGCTGCGGCTCTATATCCTGGTTAATTAGCCAGACTGCATTACTTCTAAGCGGGCCATACATTCTTGAATACATATTAACAATATTCTCAAAACGATGGTGTCGGCCGCCTGACCGCTCTCTTCTCCAATACTCACAATTGAAGGACAGTTTATAATACCCTGCGGCTCGCCTGCACCGGTTCCATGAATGAGAGCATAATTGATCGCAAAACCAAACTTCTCAGGAATTTTCTTTTCAGGTAGCTATCCAGACTGCCCGCATCTTCCAGCAATTCCTCACTGACAGGGATTAGAGCAGTTAGCTTATTAAGCTTAACTGTCTTTCCTTGAGAGCCAATTTCGACTGTGTTTCTGTCCTGCCTCGGATTCCCAATAAGCCTGCACACCACCCGAAGTCTGCCACGGAGTTGTCTCATCAGCCGGTATAATCAGAGTATTGCTGTTGGTTTGCCATTGATCTGTACGAGCAAGAAGAGAATCCTCACCCATAATTGAGTTAAGAATCTCTTTCCTGTAATCAGGCGGCACAAGATATCCGCCATCTGCTCCCACACCTTCAGTTGAGGTCGTGGTAGGCGCATTACGAACCAACCTTGGGTCCATATTGCCCCTGAGCGAAGCCCTAACAGACTTTGCAAAATCACCTAAAGACCGAAAGCCATTATTACGCTTTACTTCAGGAGGCTCGGTAATTCTAATCCGAGCTTGCTGAACAGCACTGGCTTTAGGCTCTACAGAATTATGCACTGCATCATCTGTATCACTTACTCTGCCTTGGCTCTGGCTTAATTCAGCATTGCGATTTTCCACTCGCTCAATATTTTAATCTGCTTTTCAATACTTTTATACTCTACATCGAGGCCCTCTAACTTATCATTTTCCTCCTCAGTTAGCTCCTCTCGATCTTCCGCCATTGCTGCTTTGATTATGTTCTCGGACTCTTCCTGAACATCCAGCAATCTTTGCTTTAAATCATCTGGATTTAACATTATTTAATCTCCTCACATAATTGTTCACGGTTTACGGCGCTGGCACCGTGCCCCAATCCCAAGGCTGGCCCTGGGCTGAGCAAATTGGAATATTATTTATTCCAAGCTATTTTCTTTTCCATCTCTTGAAAGCCGATCTTGCCAATATTTCATATTCGTTTTTTCTTTGGCGGTTTTGTCGGCTTCTCTTCAATCTCTGATATTTCTTCTTTTACATCTTCCTGCATCTCTTTTTAATCTCAATACCTTCAGGAATCTTGTTGAATACTTGTTTATATTTTCTCTATCAATATGCGCTGCAATCTGCTTGTTTTCTACAATCGTGTCCACAAATCCATATTCTTTCGCTTCAGCAGCACTTAACCAGGTCTCCTCATCCATGAGTTTTGATATTTCTTTTTCATCCATTCCGCTTTGCGAAACATACGCTGGAAGAATAGCGCTATCTTTTATTTTATCAAGGTCTTCTATTGCTTTTCTCAAATCATTCACATCACCAATCACAAAACCCCAGGGATTGTGAATCATCAAAAGAGCATTTTCTGCCATGCGGATCTCATCTCCTGCCATTGCAATAAGAGAGGCGATAGAAGCCGCTAAGGCATCAATTTCTACAACGACTTTCGCTCTATGTCGCTGTAAAATGTTATAGATAGCAACCCCATCAAACACATCTCCACCAGGTGAATTGATATAGACATTTAAAACGTCCACCTTGCCAATTTTTAACTTCATCAGCAAATTGCTTAGCACTGAAACCATCAAACCAGCCTGTACCAATATCCTGATAAATCCATATATCAGCAGACTTTTCAGCAATATTTTTAACAACCTTCAGCCCAGCGATTTTATTTCTTCTCCAGCTCCTGGTCGTTCAGCCCTGCGCATTGTACCACCACATTCAGGGCATTTTATATCTTTACAATGCTGTTCTGAGGTCATCTTATGGCCGCATTCAATGCATTCACAATCAAAGGTTTCATTTTTGTTTTATCTTCTTTTTGTCTTCATTCCATTGTGTTTCACAGGCCGCTCGTCTTTGCGATTCCTCAGGAAACTCTTTAACTGCGTTTTCATCTCCCATGCAGCGATCAATGAAATCATCTTTGCTTTCCTCTTTATGAGGTTCTGGCAACGGCATTTTGTACTCCTGTTATAGTGTTAATTTGTTCCATTATTTCACTGGCCATATCCCATAAATCATCTTTAGAATAATCGGCCTTGTAATTTTCAATATCTTTAATATTCTGCAAGCATATTTCCAACGCTCCGGCATCCTCAATCTTAACAGCCTTTGCATATCCCAGAAATACGGGGCGTAGTATTTTACCATGTATTGATTATGGTCTTGCTGGAATTTTTCAAGCCATGCTTCAAGCTTATCTTTAGTCATGTTTTTCTGCATCTTCTATGCGATTGCGTTTTCGCATGTAAATTCTTTCAAGCGCATCATTAAAAACATGCTGCCATGCTGCTTTTGTCTCCTCCTCTTCTTTCTTTTCAATGGCTGGATTTACAGCCTCAATCATAGTTTTAGGCTCTTCATTCATTATATTTTCAAGGGTTGTATATTGTGTCTGCATTACATATATATCACCTTCAGGGCCTATGGGGTTCATATCCTCTAATTCACGAATCTCATTAACATTTATAGCTCCAATGTTCCTTAAAATCCTGTAAGATTCTCTGCGGGCTGTACTGTCACCTCTTAGCAGGCCATTTACATTTACTTTTGAGTAAAATCTATCACGGGCACGGGAACTGATTAGTTTATAATCCGCCTCTCCTTCGATACGCTTTGCCCAGGGAATGATAGTATCCTGTACTACTTCGATAGATTGATGTTCTATATTGCTATATGTGCTTCGTTCTAAATCACCTATTTTGTGAGGAGTTACACGGAACCATCTTGCAACCTCTGAAACAGTAAATTTCCGGCTTTCTAATAGTTGCGCATCTTTCATCGGCATAGTAGTCGGCGCCCATTTCATATCCTCTTCTAAAAATAGAGGTTCCCATGCCTTTTTAGGCCCTGAATGTTTCTCTTTAAAATCGTTTTTAATCTTTCGTAAGCCTTATCACTAAGCGCTTTTGGATGTGTAATTACACCTGAACTGACAGCGCTGTTTTCGTAAAAACTTGCCATAAATTCATCTGCTGCTAATCCTGCCCCGATACTCCGAGCAGCAAGGCTTACAACAGAATATCCTTCTTTTTCATCACCTAAACCACGAATATGAAACATATTCTCAGGATATATGATAACTTTGATATTATTTTGCTGTGTAACTTCATAATAATATCCAACCTCATCATCCATTTTAGGCTGCACCCTTTCTGGTTCGATAGGCCAGAGTGCGAGAGGGCGGTTCATTTTATCACGCTCTATTTCTGCATAAGCATTTCCCCAGAGATTAACCCGTGAAAGCATCAATACCCGCCAATCGAAAGAGGATAAATAAGGATTTGGCCGAGTGTGTAACAAATGATATACATTATGACCTACAGCAGCCTTATTTCCACCGCCCCGTATTCGTTCCCGCAATTCCCACGGCAGAGATGCAACCGTTTCAGAAATATATCGTACAGCACTGAAAACAGCCGATAGAGTTAGGGCAGTATCATGATCCACCCACATTCCGCCTTTTACCATCGGTACAAATACTCGGTTTCCTTTTTGAAATAATCATCTATATTACGATTAAATATTAGCTTAATCCGATCTAATATTTTCATGCCAGAGTTCTTAACCCCCGTGTTTCATATATGCTGCTATCATCATCCCCTATCATTGCCCTATTCAACGCCATAATAAGCGCTATTACCCCATCAATCTTTTGTGAATCAGATTCCTTTGTGGGATAGTAATATTTTACCGATCCACCACCATGCCCCTGCTTTTTCACTACATTTGAAATCATCCATGTTAATATCGGATCTCCATTATACCGCATGGCATTAGCGTGAATTACAGCCTCAAGTTCTTTCATTGGTTCAGACATTTGAGCGGGACCTTGAATAATCTCAATGCAAGGAAAGGATGCCCATTCCATGATATTGCTGATAAGATAACTTGCCTCCCGTGGATCAAATGCAAGCTCTTTAATAGGGTTTATTGTGTTTATATCCTTTATATCCTGTTCAACAACCCTGAAATCTGTTCGTGCTCCTTCAGTCTCAGTCAACCATCCCTCAGCTACCCATTGTTGATAATGTTTATTTTGCGGCAGCCATATAGTTTCAGAAGGGAGATAATGTTTTGCAAATACATACCAGATATCATCTAATCGAAATAATTGAATCAGAGACGCAATATCTATCTTTGAGGCAAGGTCAATTCCCACATAACAGGGTTTGTCTTTGAAACCCTCTAATCGCAATTTTTTATCTTCACATTTCAGCCACAAGTCTAAATCAATCCAGCGAGTCGCAACATTCATCCATTCGTTGAGATGTTTACAGCGTGTGATATTTTGCTGGCTTACCCGCTGCTTTGCCTCGTTTAATTTATTCTCAAGATATTCCTCGGATACTGAAACTCCGTAGTTTGGATTGGCTTTCTTCCATGTTTTAATGTCTTTCCAGTCATCGCCTTCATCAATGGTGTAAATAAGCACGAATAGCTGGTCGTCTTTTTTACGCCAGAAACAACATCCCTGGCATAATCATCAAATTCTTTACATGGACTTGAAATATCTGTCCCTGCTGTGGTGATAATAAATTGCAACGGTTGACGACGAGATCCCATTCCTGTATACATGGAATCCACTTGCTCAGAAGTAGCATGTTCATGATATTCATCATGTATTGCGCAAAATGGGGATTGACCTTCTCCTGGTTTGCCTATAATACGTCTAAAAACGATAATTCATCTTCCTTGTAAATGCTTGAAGCCATGACCTCAAGACCAAGGGTTTTA